CAATTAAGTGGGCAATGAATTATAATATGCACTGGCCACACGATGTTCCAAATACTGATGTTCCAGCCTATATGCGGTCAACGTCCGATACTATCGAACAACCGCCCGAAGTTTCCGCAGAGAGTGCTCCACCTGCTGATGCACTCAATTCCGATGCCGATGCCGACACAGAAAATCCAGAAAAAAGCCGGGAAGCAGCCGGTATGGACACCATAGAGGCGGAAAATGGTGAAACCTATGGCTCTTTCCAACATGAAGGAACAACTTACTATATTGACGAGGATGGAAATGCCACTACGGAACAACCTTAATAGAATGAAAAAATCATCAGATAATAATATATATCTATCCTAATTATAGTATGGCATACGTTAATAAATTAAGAAATAAGAATCGTTTTGTTTTTAGAAACGACAATTTACAATACGAAGAAATAATCCGGCGCAAACGACTCAACACTATAGACCACTATGGCACTGTCAACATTGTTAATCTTTCTAATATAAAAGGAATAAAAACCATTTCACATATTTGGACAACTGGTGATAGGTATTATAAACTAGCACATAGATATTATGGAAATCCAAGTATGTGGTGGGTTATAGCTCTTTATAATAAAAGACCAACTGAAGGTCATTTGAAAAAAGGGCAAAGAATTCTTATTCCGACTCCAATTAATTTAATAATGTATTATCTATAGGTAAAAAAATGTCAGATTTTAACATAGAAGATTATAAGTTACAAGCATATCTACTATCTTGTGCTGAAGAAATCATTGATATTTGTAACAGAAATGCGCCACCAAGTACAGAAATCAAGGCAAAGTTCCAAGCCTCTGGCGATCCCCTCGCTGAACGCTTCTTCGCCGGATATCTCCAAGGCTATGAACCTAATCCACAACCTGTTGTTTTGAAAAAAATAGTAAACGATGCAGAAGACGATGTAGACGCCGCTCTTCTTTCCAATGCTTTAACTCCAGAAGATTCTACTAAGTTTGTAACAGATTTGCCTGATGACATTAGACGTAGCTTAAATCCTTATATTACTGTCTTTAAAACATTTATACCAGGAGGAGAGCAAGGCGGTGATCCACAACTGAATAGGCCGGTTGATATTGAGATAGCAACGCAAAAAAAAGGCAAGGATATAAAAAACAATCCAAAAGCTAGACAAATGAAATTTCTTGCAGGAAGGGGTGCGGGAAGTCAATTCGGTGTGGCAGTAAGAGATGTAGAGATCGTTCGATTAGGGGGAAATCCCGCTGAAGTTGATAGCAACATTAAAGTGAGAATTAGTATGTATGCTACAAATATGGCGGATTTTTTCGCAAGACAAAAGGACGAGTCACAAGTTAGATATCCAAAAGAAAACCCGGCTGATCCCAACTCAAGGACTCTGAATAGAAATGATTTCGCCGACCAGGAAGAAATTTTAAACCAAATTGACAACGGTGTGGCTTGGATTGATTTAATAAAGATCAAGCTGGAAGAAGATGATACAAAACATATTGACAATTATTATGAAAAAGTCGCAACAAAGAACAATATAGATACAAAAGAAAATGTATATAATAGTTTTCGTGACACTTTGTCATACAACGAGTATTCACAGAGAATTAAATTAGAGGTGGGATATTCAATCCCAAGTATTTTAGATAACTATGCACCCGCTGACAAAGAACTTTATAGTAAACTAATAGCACAACAAAAAGAAGTATATTATCTTAGCCTTGTATCAAATCAAATTAATTTCAACGAAGACGGAACTGTAGAGATATCGTGTAATTATATAGCGTCCTGTGGAACTGGCATTGTGGACCGTTCTACAGACTTGCTTTTTGAGCCGTGGGTATATGAACGAAGTCTTCAATTACATGACCATAAATGTGAAATTAATCACACAATGCCAACAGAGGATGTTAACGACAAACTTGAAAAACTTGCCGAGATCAGACGAGATTGGCAAATTAACATGTCCGCTGAATGGTACGAGATGGAACAAGATTTCTTTGGAGACGAAGGTGCCCCTGAAGACACCATAATTGATGATTTTATAATCGATCCGTTTAATGCATATATGGGAGCCCCGCCACCAAGCCCAGCCTCATCGAGGAATTTGGCAAAGACAATGATCCCTTTCTACGGTGGAGCGCAAGCGGCCAAAAACATCAATGCGAACGTTACATACACTAAAGCTCAAGATGAGGCAAGAAGCGGGGTTCTTGAAGATGATGAAGAAAAAAGAGAAGCGCTTATTAAAATAGACACCTCTATAAAGAAGTTACGAAAAATACAAAGCGGGCTTTTAATAAACGGGTTATATGGCGGTCAGTTGCTCAAAAGAGCCGAAACCCCAGGTTTTAATCCAGAGAATGATATACAATATGATTCTTTGACAACAATTCAAAAAAAATCAAGAGTTTATTATCACGCTGTAAGAGATACCGATGTTGTTGATAGAATATCTAGCACTTTAAGTAGGACCAGTGATAGTGCTGCTTCTAAGCCCTATGTTGCCAATATGGGAGATTTATGGTTTTTCAAAGATGGCGGACAAGCTGCACCTGGCGAAACTCACCAACAAGTAAAGCAAAAAGACCTTGAGCGATTTCACGACAGGGCGGCTTCTGCCAAGGATCAAACTCAAGGGGGCGGAACCAACATTATTCATGGCTATGAAACTGATTTGGAGTTTACATTCTTAGGAGACATCATTGAGGTAGCTTTAGAGGTTTTAGCCTCGAACAATAGGTGCGGTGAAACCGGCGGATATGGCACAAGAAGAAGACTTAACCAGCTTCCACCGCAATTAATATTCGCTGGTGCTACCGTAGCCGATGTTGAGAAAACAGCTTTTATTAGACCATTTTATTGGGACTTAGAGAATGAGCGGAAAGGCACATATATAGATTATGCAGCAGTAGTAAAGGAAAGACAGTGGTCAAAAGACTTGGCAGACATTGTTGGAGAAGTAGCTACCTCATATATTACATACAATAGCCCTTCCATACCCGCTGAAGAAATAAAAATATCTCTGGCAGATCTGCCAATCTCAATGTTAGAGTTTAAAAAATGGTTTTCTCAAAATATTGAAAACAGAACATCTCTTCCTATAAAACAATACTTAGAAATGCTTATTCGCTGGGCTACAAGATTGTGCGATAAAGCCATGACTTTTAACAAAGATCAAACGACCAATGTAGAGCCTCCTCAATTGTTAATAAATAAGTATTTTGTAAATTATCAAGACCCACAGTTTTTATCTGACTCAAGAATTCTCCCTTCAGCAGTGTCGCTCGGCGGCGCTACGGTTCCAAACACTAAAGACAAGGCATATAACACGCGAGATGTTGAGCGAATATTTCAGTTTGTAAAAGACACTCAGACACTTGACAATGATTCATTTTCAATATACAGTTCCAAAGTCCTTACACTTTTATCACAAGAAAGCACAATTCTGACAACAAGCCCACCTTCAGGAAAAACTCGCATAGAGCGAGATAGGGAGCAAAATGTGCCCCATATATATTTTGGAGATTCAACTACTGGTATTTTGCAAAATCTTTCGTTTCAAAGAGAAGATATGCCAGGGTTAAGAGAGGCAAGATTGTTTGAGGGCACTAACATGTCTGGTATGAGTATGCTCAGAGAGAAATATAATGCCGAATTGCGTCTTATTGGTACAAGTTTTTTTAAACCTGGAACCATTTTTTATGTTGACCCGGATCCATTAAACTTAGGACACTCTACCAACGATGTAGCTTCCCCGGCTCGCGAATTAGGTCTTGGGGGATACTATTTTACAACTCGCGTTACACATAATTTAGATTTTACCTCTCAAGGAAACTGGGAAACCCGTATAGAAAGCAAGTGGAATTCATTTGGTGATAAAAAAGACGAAGACAGCAAAAGCTCAGGACTTAGGAGGCTAGAAAAGTCTTTGCAAAAATCTAAATGCAGCACATCGTTTAAAAGAAGATGGCAAAACGCTTTAAACACCGACAACGCCGAAGATCAAGAACTGCTCAGGCAACTGATAGCACAGCAACAAAAGCCATGATGTTAAAGGAGGCAATAGATGCCTAGAGAATCAACCAGAACTCTTTTTAATTTGAGAAGGGTATACGAAGTATATATCAACGAGCTTTCCAATTGTGATAATTACTATGATCCCACAATTACAAAGTTTTATGGCAAAGTCAACCATAATGGGGATGCTGTTTATCTATCAGAAAAGTATCTAAATGTTATACCCAATCCAGACAAGCAAAATAAGAATACTTATCATGCTTTTAACTTTGTTGTAGACGCCTTCAAAGACTTTAAGGATTATTATTTAAAAGCAATTAGTTCTGGTTTTGTACAAGATGACGAGCTAACAGAAGCGTTAAACCCGGTGCGTGGTTGGGAAAGTATGCATAAAATGTATGCGGAAAATATTGAAAATTTATATTCGTTTATTGTTAACAAGTACATGCAAGTTTCAAATATTCCCGCCTTTAGTGAGATTGATGGCTCCGACTATATATTTCCAGATAACTTTGGCAAATTTATGAACTCTTTTATGAAAATGTATGATGCAAAGCAGGAGTTAATGATTATGACTCGTTCATCGTATATAATGTCAAGTAATTGCCCACTATCGATAACTGGGCTAATGATAGAATTGGGCACTCGCAATACGGCTGGCGCAGCGCCTTCTTATGCAGGCAAGAGTTCAAGAAAAAAAGCCGGTGTATTTTATGAAAGTATAAATTTTGATTTTTATATGAAAGCAGTTAAAAAATTTGGATTCATGGTGGACTCAGATTATCCCGGTAGAATAGTGGCAGATATTGGTTCACCTGTGATGCAGGAATACATGTTTAAATATGGTATAACGATTGACAACTTGTTCGAACAATATTATTATAAAGCAGCGGACTATGATTATGATTTAGTTAAATATTATACAACCCAGTTTTATAACAATTATGTCACTGACTATCCAGTCCGCTCTATGTATAAGACAAATAGTTCTATAGACCCCACAAAATATACTGTAGTAAATAGAGTCCCAGTATCAATAATCGGAACACCCATGGTCTGTGAAAAAACAACAATCGAAACTATTCAACGATTTAAATTAACACAGCAAGAGATGGAAAAAGAATATGATGATTTTTACTTTCTTTCAATCTTGATAACGGTGTTAAATTATGAACTTGGAGCTATTCTTGATGACAACAAGTTAAAAAAAGTAATAAAAAACGCACAAGATATAAATAAAAACATTGACATTGCTACGGCGACAAGTTATATTGACAATGTGTTTAAAAAATTGCGTTACACAGAATATACTGATTCTCCGCAGTCATCGGAAAGAGGTCAAACGGTAAGCGTATTTGAGCAAAGTGCTTTCAATACAACACCGGCAGCCTCTACAACCTCAACCACCGGAGGCTCCTCTGGCGGTTCATCAGGTGGCTCCTCCGGCGGCGGCGGATATTAAGAGTGATACTTGTTAGTCCAAACATTAGATGATAAAAAGCATTGCGTCGGCATTTATAATGACGGCAAATTAATCTACGATTGTGAAGAATTTGACTTCGACGCCGTAACTGCGACTTGGAGTTATAACCCTGTTTTTTTACAAAAAGACGCTCTAATTGCCTCTATATTCGTTGGCGGTAAATCCTTAAATGAAGTTTGCCCGTCTTTTCTTAGGAACCGCTGGGACACAATTGACGCCCGTATGAACGCCTTCTATAAGTCGTTTTCAACCGCCAAAATAAGCATGGACATACACTGCTTCTTTGATCTTGTACCTGATAGGTTTCTATTAGAATATTGTGAGGTTAAAAATAAGATTACTGAGCATATTGTCAAAACACATAGAAAGCCTGCGAACTATGATTTTATGAGAAGGTTGTCTGAATTCACATACGACATCGGACAAAGAAGACTTAATATTGATTATTCAGAGATCGCCCGTGAGAGCCACCAACTTAAGGTTCGCAACTTTATAAAGAAGTCCAAATACATCAAGCCGTATGTTAGATATAACATGTATGGTACAAAAACAGGGCGCATGACAACGCACAAGGGTTATTTTCCTATCCTGACACTTGATAGTGAATATCGCTCTATTATCAAGCCAACAAATGACTATTTCGTAGAACTTGACTACAACGCAGCAGAGCTTCGTTCTCTTCTTGGTCTTGCTGGCAAAGATCAGCCCACAGAAGACTTACACACTTGGAATCTAAAGAACGTGTTCAGGGATATTGGAACTCGTGACCAGGCAAAGAAAAGAATTTTCTCTTGGCTCTATAATCCACAATCAAAAGATGAGTTACCTACTAAACATTATGATCGCAAGGGTATATTAAGAAAGTATTGGAATGGGCAGGTTGTCGTTACTCCGATGAATCGTGTGATTCAAGCGGATAAACACCATGCACTAAACTATTTAATACAGAGCACGACAAGCGATATCGTGTTATCCAGAGCTTTTAAAATTGCTGATAAACTTAAGGGCAAAAACTCCTTTATTTCCTTTACACTTCATGATAGTATAGTAATTGACTTTGATGATAGTGAGCGCGAATTGATAGGAGAGTTGCTGGCTTTGTTTGCCAATACACCCCTTGGAAAGTTTCAGGTTAATTTAAGTGCTGGCAAGTCTTATGGCGAAATGCGGAGGATTGAGTGGACACAATAGTTGGATTAGGCAGAGCAGGCTGTGCAATTGCTGACAAGTTCTCTTCTTATCCTGAATATAAGATTTTTAAAGTAGATTCGGAGGGTATAGAGAAGAAAAGCAAAAACTGTTATCTCTTGCCAAAACACGAAAATCCAGAGAAATACGAAAAGAGCGTCCGCTCAATGAAAACATTTTTTAAGAGCGCATCACAAGATGTGTTATTTGTATTATCAGGTTCGGGTCTTGTTTCCGGTGCAGCATTGCAAATTCTTAAAAGCCTCCAGGGCAGAAACATCAATATACTTTATATAAAACCAGATTTAAAATTTCTTGGTCAGATCAATGTCTATCAAGAACGCTTGGTTCGTAATGTCTTACAAGAATATACACGGTCTGGAATGTTTGATCGCATGTTTCTTATCGACAATACAAAAGTTGAGGAAGTTCTCGGCGAAGTCCCAATTGTGGGATATTATAATAAGTTGAACGAACTAATCGTTTCTACAATTCACATGATTAATGTCTACAACCATCAAGAACCAATTCACGCAACCCCATTTGACACGGGCGAGACAACTCGCATTTCAACATTTGGAATACTGAATATTGAAAAAGGTGAAGAAAAGTTATTTTTTTCCCTTGACAACATTCGGGAAAAGAGTTATTATTATGCTATCAACTCAAAAGTTTTAGAAACGGACGGAAAATTGCTGCGAAGACTAACGGACAATATTAATAAAAACGTTGGAAAAGACGCACGCGCTGGCTTTCAAGTTCATTCCACCTCTTATGACCAGGATTATGGATATTTGATAGTCAATACGGAAAAAACAAACAATTAGGAAATATTATTATGAATAGATTATTGAACTTTATTAAAAAATACTGGAAGCGAGGAGCGGTCGTTGCAGCATTGTCAGCCCTGGGCACATATGCAGCCCTTGAGGTTCACAAGGATGGAATCGAAGTCGGGAAACAGGTCGGACGCTGCGAAATGGTATGCGTTATTATGCAGGGTGACTTTATTGCTCTGGATGACGACGGCTGCCAATGTGAATTTTTTGATGGCTTTACTTTCACCATTCCAGTAGATCCAGATTATTTTGAATAAAAAACTTTACAACAAACAAAAACTATGTTATATTAAATTTAGCAAGGTGAGAGATTGATCACCTTGACTCTAGACCAAACAGTCACAAAGGAGAAAAACACAATGGCAATTGATTTAGATAAAATGAAGGCTCGTAAAGATGCTCTTCAAGGAAAAGGCGGAGGCAACCGCGATACGTTCTGGCGTCCACAAGACGGCGAACAAACCATTCGCATCGTCCCCACTTCTGATGGCGATCCTTTCAAGGATTACTGGTTTCACTACAATGTAGGAAACAACCCTGGATTTCTTAGTCCGAAGAAGAACTTCGGCGAAGATGATCCGTTGAACGACTTTGTTCGGAAGCTTTTTAACGAGGGCACCGAAGAAAGCATTAAGATGGCGAAGTCACTTATGGCACGTCAAAGGTTTTTCTCGCCCGTCCTTGTACGAGGTGAGGAAGAAAAGGGTGTTCGCATCTGGGGATATGGTAAGCAAGTTTACGAACAATTGCTCAACCTTGTTCTTAATCCAGAATACGGTGATATTACCGATACAGAGACAGGAACGGATCTTGTCCTACATTATGGTAAACCCCCAGGCGCAAGTTTTCCTCAAACGAAGCTTACACCCCGTCGTCGTTCTTCTGTCTTATGTGATGAGGCAGTCGGTGGCGATGATCGCTGCGCGGAATTGCTTGAAAACATTCCAGAATTCGATACGCTCTTTGAGCGTAAGACATCAGCAGAAGTGGGCGCACTTTTAGACGCTTATCTGCTTGGTGAAGAAGGCACCAGCGAGGAGACTAATACTACAACCCCTCCTCCCTCTACTGACACAGTTTCCTCTGTTGATGCTGCCTTTAACGAACTCATGGGAGCGTAATTCCACGCCCACAGGGAGGCACAGGGTAATCAGGTGCCTCACACCTTTATTTTGGAGAATAAATGCGAATGGCTAAAACGAAAAGCACAAAAGCCGGTAAACTTAGTTTGTCTGATATGCGTGCTCTTATTAATAAACGCGCTGGATTGGATGTCGCTCACGACCTAACCAGCGAAAATCCAACACAAGTTAAAGATTGGATCCCAACTGGTTCACGCTGGCTGGATTCTATTATTTGTCGTGGTAAACTTTCTGGTATCCCTGTTGGTAAAATTGTTGAGATTGCAGGTCTGGAAGCGACTGGTAAGTCTTATATGGCAGCACAGGTTGCCGCAAATGCTCAAAAGATGGGTATTGATGTTATTTATTTTGATTCAGAGTCAGCAATTGACCCTGCTTTTCTTGAGAAGGCGGGCTGCGATCTGAGCAGTCTTCTTTATGTCCAGGCAGCTTCGGTTGAGTTTGTCTTGGAGACTATTGAAGATCTTCTTGGTAACAATAATAATCGCATGTTGTTTATTTGGGATTCACTTGCACTCACGCCTGCTATTTCAGACATTGAGGGTGACTTTAACCCCCAGTCTTCCATGGCTGTGAAGGCTCGTATTCTTGCAAAGGGTATGTCTAAATTAACTGTTCCAATTGCAAACTCTCAATCAACATTCTTGGTTCTAAACCAGTTAAAATCAAATATCACTCGCTCGCCTTCCGAGGCTATGACAACTCCTTATGTAACACCGGGCGGGAAGGCATCCTTTGTCACTGATAATAAGGGTTTCCGTATCGGTTCAGAAGTTAAGGTAAAGCTGGAGAAATCTCGTTTTGGAACCCAAGGGCGACAGTGTAATTTCCGTATCTTATGGGGGGATGAAATTGGTATTCAGGATGATGAAAGTTTATTTGACGCTATCGCAGGCTCACCAAGTTTAGTTCGCACGGGTGCCTGGTATACACTTCTTGATTCTTCTGGAGATGCTTTGGGTCCAAAATTTCAAGCAACCAAATGGACGGAGCGCTTACAGGAAGATGAATTTCGCACACGAGTCTATGAAATCATGGATGAAGAAGTTATTTATAAATTTGATAAGCGTGAAGGAAGCGCCTCAGATTTTTATGAAGAAGATGAATAAAATAGCGCGTTATACGTCTAAACAATTTGGTTAAACATTAGGAGTTAAAATGAAAAAGTTTTTTGTAACAGCACTATTTGGTGTTTTCTTGTCGGGATGCATGGCACATGCTCATACGCCATCCCCACATTCTTACAACCATGTCAATCAAACAGTCTATGTAAAGGCTTGGATTTGGTCACCAGGGTATTATCGTGCCAACGGAGTTTGGATTCGAGGACACTGGTATGTTGACCATGTTAAGAGATATAGGCTAAATCGTTATCCTCGCACTCATATTCGCTGGGTGGAGGGTCGAAGGCGACCTGTGAGACCGGATCGTTCCCATCGATATCATCGCGGGAACAAACATCGCCATCATCAACGGAATCACCACCGACACCGGCACCACCGCCGATAAATAAATCGCCCCCTTCTGGGGGCATTTTTTTTTAAAATAACCCTTGACACTGACATAAGATAATGTTATATTATCTATATGCTTGAGTGGTGGAATAGGTAGACACAAGGGACTTAAAATCCCTCGCTCAATTGGGCATGCGGGTTCGATTCCCGCCTCAAGCACCATTTATATTATGAAACGACTACTTGTTATTGACGCCCTGAACCTTTTGTTCAGAAACTATATTGTAAACCCAAGCCTTTCCACAAACGGACAACCGATTGGGGGGCTTAAGGGTTTTCTCCAATCCCTTCAAAAACTCATCCGAGAAACAAAGCCCGATCAGGTTGTAATCTGCTGGGATGGAGAAGGTGGTTCACAGAGGCGTAAATCAAAAAGCAAAGGATATAAAGAGGGCAGGAAGCCCATTCGTTTAAATCGCGATATTCGTAATCTTTCAGAGAATGAGGAAATTGCCAACAAGATTTGGCAACAAACACGTCTTGTAGAATACTTAAACGAATTGCCGATTATCCAATTGATGCTTCCCGCTGTTGAAGCGGACGATATTATTAGTGTAGTTGTGCAACACCCTAATTACTCAGGGTGGCAAAAAGTTATTGTTTCATCCGATAAGGATTTTTTCCAATTATGCGATGGAGAGACAATTGTCTTTCGACCGATTCAAAAAGAAATTATAAATCAAAAGAATTTAGTAGAAAAGTACGGCATTCATCCAAAAAACTTTGCGCTTGCACGAGCTATCGCAGGAGACAAGTCAGACAACCTACCCGGCGTAGGAGGTGTCGGTTTACCTACAATATCTAAACGGTTCCCCTTTTTGTCTGAGGACGTATCCTACGACATCGACACCTTAATAGAATACTGCATGGAGAAGCAAGGTAAAGTCAAGGCATATACAAATATTTTAGAGGGCAAGGACACAGTTGTACTTAACTACCGTTTAATGCAACTATATACACCATCAATCAGTGTTCAGGGCAGGCAAAAGATAAACTATGCCCTTGATAACTTCGAACCAGAGTTTGCTAAAACCAGTGCCAAAACAATGATGATAGAAGATGGCTTTGGTGTTGTTAATTTTGTAGATTTGTATGCTTCTATGAATAAGATTGTCGCTGATTGGAAAAGATAAAACTATTTATTACATGCGACTATTTAAAAACTGGGCAAAAACATTCGGAGAAAATGAGGATATCAATCCAGACTCCGAAATGCTTGTAAATAATTTTAAAGACTTTCTATCAGAACAAAACAATCCAGAATCAATTGACCTATCAAGCTTTGAGTTTCATGATGAGTTGGATCAAGATTTTTGGAATCAGCCTGACGATAAGTTAGATCCCGAAATCCGCGAAAAGCTACTCGTTATCGCAAATGACTTTTGGAGTTCACTTGAAGTTGGTGATGCTGAATATGATGACATCACGTTTACAGGTTCGCTCGCGGCACACAATTATTCAAGATTTTCTGATGTAGATCTTCACATTCTTGTAGACTTCTCTAATATTGATGACAAGATAGATTTGGTCAGAGAGTATTTTAATGCGATGAAGTCAGTTTGGAACCGACTTCACGATATTCTTATCAAAGGTTATGAAGTTGAAATATATGTTCAAGACGTTAACGATCCACACGAAGCACAGGGTCTTTATTCCGTTTTAAATAACGAATGGATAAAAAAGCCAGTTCTTGATAAGCAAAATTTTGACAAGGACAATGTAAAGAAAAAAGCAGCAGGTCTAATGGATCAAATTGATCGCCTCCAACCTCTCGTCGATGACGGCAAATATGAAGAGGCAGAAAAATACGCAGATAAACTAAAAGCAAAAATCCGTAAAATGAGAAAAACAGGATTAGAAACAGTTGGTGCATATTCTGTCGAAAACCTTGCCTTCAAGGTCTTGAGACGAAATGATTATCTTGGAAAACTATCTGATGCCAAACGAGAGGCTTACGACAAGATGCTGTCGATAAAAGAACAACAAAATCTTAAGGAGTAAGAGTGTCAACATTTAACTCATATCAATCAGGATTACATAACGTAGGCTCGTTCCAAGTTAGTTCGAGCCCTTACGCTACAGCTTCGCTTGATATCAACCCTGGTCCCGATTTTGCCGGTGATCCAGTTGTGCTACAGATTAAATTTGATAGAGTTTCAAAGTTTATTATTGTTAAAAACGAAGTCTCGGTTGATTTAGATGATGCCCCTCTGCGTGTAGGCTTTTCTGAAAATGGCGTAAAGGGCACCAACTATATCGTGCTTTTTAACGATGAAAACTTCACAGCAGATTATAAAGTCAGTCGTGTTTATCTAATGGCACATACAGCCGTCTCATCTTCAGCCTCCGTTACTGCGGGCATGACCGGCATTCATAGCAATCAATTAGAGCACAACTGGTCGGGCTCCTTGGGAGTAGGATAATGGGCTTCGGTGGCAAGTTACCAAGAGGGTATCTAAGGTCATTGGAGAGAGATTTTCCACCAAGAGAAGAATTCAACACTTACACGGCTAGTGCAGAGACTCAGTTCTCAACCAAAGTGGAACTTAACACCTACACTGCCAGTGCCGCAACCAATTTTACAGCGAGAACTGATTTCAACACCTACACTGCCAGTTCCCCCGCAGCAGGCACGGGAGGCGGTATTTTCTCCCAATCGGCTGGCGGTGAACAGCTTGCAACCAGTAGTGTTGTTTTTAGTGGTAGTAATCCAAGTTCGCTCATTCTTAATGTTGAGGGAATTTCTGAATTAAGTGGCGGTTTAATTCACAAGCGTTTTGTAAGAACCAGTAATTATACACTAACGACAACTGATTACCTTATCGCAGCAGATACTAGTGCAGGTTCATTTACAATTTTACTCCCAGATGCCTCAACAGCAACCGAGGGTCAGACTTGGGTTTTTAAAGATGAGGGCGGTGTCGCCCCAGCAAACAATGTTATTATTCGTCCTACAGTGGGTGGGCAAACAATTGATGGAAAGGCTGAGATTAGATTAGAGTCATCCTATGCCGCAATTCACATGTACACGGATGGTGTGAGCAAGTATTTTATTTTTTAGTTTTAATTAAATTTAAAATATTTTGTAAATTGAAAAAAACCTCTCCTATATACGAGTGGATGGGGTTAACACATTTCGGATGCACACTAGTGGTGTGTCTGCGTGTGTAGACCTGCGTCCACATATTTTAACTTATAGGAGATAAACAAAATATGGCTTATAAATTTCAACATGGACAAGCAATCCTTTCTGGTGCATTAGATCAAGAGGGCTCCATTGACATCAAGAATGATGGCTCTGGGGAATTCGAGTTAAAGCACGATGGCAACACCATCCTTAACTCTTCCCGTGCTCTTGGTAACGTGACATCCATTTCTGGCTCAACGTCCATTTCTG